ACGCGCTACCACCAAACCATGATTCTCTCCGACACCGAAATCGAAGACCTGATCGCCACTCAAGGGATGGTGCAGGGCCATGACCCAGACCTGATCAATCCAGCCAGCTTGGACTTACGGCTTGGCAACCTGATCATGCTCGAGTCGGTTCAGAACCACCAGATGATCCCGCTCGAGATCAGCCGGTACACGCCAGAGCACCCTTATCAGTTGGTGCCTGGTCAGTTTGTGCTGGCCCAGACGATCGAGACCTTCAACATGCCCGAAGATGTGGCCGGCCTGTTCTTCCTGAAGTCGAGCCGCGCCCGCGAAGGCTACGAGAACCTCCACGCCGGCTATGCCGATCCTGGCTGGCATGACAGCACGCTCACGCTTGAGCTGAAGAACGCGCGCCAGCTGCAATCGCTGCCGATCTGGCCCGGTCTGAAGATTGGCCAGATGGTGTTCTTCCGCATGAGTCAGCGGCCAGCAGTTAGCTATGCCGTCACTGGCCACTACAACAACGATCGGCTTGCCACCGCCTCGAGGCAGTTCAATGTCTGATCCCGTCAACCAGCCCGACCACTACCGGCAGGGCGAGATTGAATGCATCGACGCGATCCAAGCGGCGCTGACGGCTGAGGAGTTCCGCGGGTTTTGTAAGGGGAACTTGATGAAGTACGCCTGGCGTGAACGGCACAAAGGAGGCAAGGAATCCTTAATGAAGGCCCAGTGGTACCTAACCCGTTTGCTTGGCACCATGAGCCAATGAACGACCACCACCTGCCAGGTCTGACCTTCCTCGAGCGGCTGGCGGTCGCGATGCTGGTCCGCAGCCCTCGCACCAGCTTGGTGATGGTGAAGGAGCATGACGCCCTTGAAGTGTTCGTCGCAGCGGATCAATCGGATCCGGTAGCGCGGGCCATCATGAGCGGCGACGGTGAACCGGCCTCGATGCTGCTTGAGCGGTTGTATCACGCGCCCAGCTACGGCGAGCCGGAATGATCACGTTCTACGGCGGCCGGTTGCTTCTCTTCTGCGATCGCGCCGACCGTACCTGGCACGCGCGTGTGGTGTTGGGGCCCAAGCCTGAACATCAGTTCGAAGCCGACACCGGCGCCATCCGGCTGCAGGATGCGATGCTGCGTGCGCAGTCCATCTATCAGATGGCGTGTGCCAACATCCGACCAGCCGGGGCGGTGCCGATGTGTTGGGACTGCGTGCAATGGGAAGCGACGCGGAACCGCTGCAACCTGCAGTTTCCTGAAGCGCGGCAGACTGGCGGTCGATTTGCGGCACGCTGCGCCATGTTCACGCCTGATCGGTGAACCATGCCGCGCGAATGGGCGACGCCAACCCGTGAGCCGTGGTGCCCGTTGATCCATGATCTGCTGCTGGCGATCGACCGGCATAACGGTTTGTATTTCGCGACGGGTGACCGCTGGCACCTCGAGCGGGCCCAAGACCTGCGTCAGTATGTGATCAGCCTGAAGGACTGGATTCGCCGCCATGAGTGAGCCGGTTTGCGTGAGCCGCATGGATCGCGACGGCGGCTGGATCGAAACGCTGGAACCTGCTGGCGGCGGCGAGCTGTATTACCGCAGCTGCGCGCACGGCATGTGCAGATACTCAAGCGACCTTTGGCAAGCTGAGCTGTACCTTGATCACCTGCTAGCCCGATGAGCAGTCTTGCCGTGATTGCCTACCTGGCGGTGATGTACTGGGTGATCTGCGCGCTGGTGATCTGCCTGCTGAAGAAGATCCTGCCCTAGTTTTCACCCGCCACCCACATAGCGATGGCCCACTCACGGGATGCTGACCAGAACTCTTGCTGGCGATACCAGTCGAGCCACGCCTTGTGGCCCTTGCGGCTGTTGCAGCTGAGGCAGCAGCTGATCAGGTTCTCGCGGACGGTCAGGCCGCCATGGACCTTGGGGATGACATGGTCCAGAGTGGGCGATCGCCCAAGCGGATCGTCGCAGTAGGCGCAGCGATAGTCCCATGCCAGATGGATCTGATCGCGCGCGTGGCGCCTTGTGACCAGCCGCGTCTCATCAATGTGCGCCTTGTCCACTGAGATCAAGCGGCAGGGGCATCGCCTCGATGCAAAGATCAAGGATGTCGTCGTCGTTGCCGAAGTGTTCCGAAAGGCGGCTGTAGAGGTTGGCTGGCAGCTCGTCGGGGTCAGTGTCGGAGCGGAGCACCACCTTCGCGGTGATCTCGATCAGGAACGCCCGCATGGGCTGGCCGCTGCTTGGCCAACGGTAACCGCTGCGACCGGATCAACCCCGATAACGCTGCGCACGGTGTATAGTGTTTTCAGCCACAAGCCGGATGCATGGCCCGGAGTTAGTCCTGTCAGCGACGAAGGCTGGCCATCACCCACAAGCCGGATGCAGGGGCCGGAGACAGTCCCGCCGACGACGCAGGTCGGCCGCCTCGGGGGTCGGGCGTTACCTGACCCCATCCATTTCCCCTCGCCGGTGCCCATGACCTACGCCATCTCCATCGGTCCCTGGCACGTCGGGCCCTTCCCGACCGCAGCACACGCGCAGCACTGGGCTGAGCGCCACGGCTGCGATACCTGGCGGCTAATCGAGCTGGACGACCCAGCCGAAGCGCCGGCGATTTTGGCATCCATGAAAAAAGCCCGGCGATCTCACGGCACCGGGCCAGACGCTTCTGCAGCGATCGCAGCTTAGTAGGGCCAGGTGAGCCGCGGGCGGCCCTTGCGGATGCCGAGATGGACAAACCCCTTGGGCGCCCCCAGTCCGGTGCTGAACGGCCAGTGCTTCACGCACCAATCTTGGACTGCTTTGATGTCCGCCCCGTCAACGTAAAAGTCCACCGCGCCAACGCCAGGCGCGTCGTAGAGATGTTCGCTGCCGCTGGCGCCACCCACCTGCCGGTTGATCGCTGCCGGCCTGTAGCCGCTGGTGATCGTGATCCGCTTCCCGCCAAAGGCGACGCGCACCCGCTCAAGGAACGCCGCGAGTTCGGCAGCGGTGTCCACCTGATGCTGAGCAACAAAGCGCCGGGCCGGATCACCCAGCGCAAACTCACCCAGGGTGAAGTGTGCCGACAGCCTGGTCGCGAACGGATCCGATGGCCGCACCTTGACCGGGTGATCGCGTTCTGCTTTGGTGCCGCTCCACAGCTTGCCCTCGGCCTCCCTGCGGCGCTTGAGGCCGGCCTCGACGTTGGTGCCGGGGTTGCGGTACAGCAGCAGCGCCTTGGGCACCGCGGCCCAGTCTTTTTCGCGCAGCACGCGGCTGATGGTCTCAAACTCTGGCGACAAGCCGTAAAATCCACTGCCCAAGTTGTAGGCGAACGACACCAGCGCACACTTCTGGTTGTCGGCCATCGCCACCCAGAACGGGATGGTGGCTCGCAGCTTCTCGACGATCCGGTCTACCTCCTGCCGCAGCAGCATGTCCGCTTCGACGCGGTTGATCTTGTCGCCCTTCTGCACTTTGCGGCCGTCGCTGTAGCGCGTGGTGCCCCAGCCGATCGTCCAAGGGGCGCCACCTGACAGCGGGTCAGGGTATGCCTCGAGATGACAGCCCTCGAACTGCTGGATCAGGTTGATCGCAGCACCCAGGTCAGCCTGCTTCCCGTCTTGGCTCCAAGTATTGAACCAAGGCCGATCGCGGCGCATGGCTGCTGCGTAGCCGTTCACGGCCAGATCCTGCTCGAGCTGCGCGATCGCTGCGGACTGATGCGGGAGGTTGCGATAGAACCGAAACAGCTGCTCGAGGGTGATAGGTGCGCCGTTGCTCATCGCTTGACGCGGGGCGAGACGACACCGGCCAGGATCTCGAGTACGCGGTACGCGCGCACGGCCACACGGGCGGCATTGCTTAGGGCTGCGTTGTCCTTGGGCGTTGGCGTCAGGTTGACGATTACCAGCGCCAAGCCGTGGATCGCCACCGCTAGCGCCACATAATCAGCGATCCGGTCCATCAGTCCGTAGCGTTTCCCTCAGGCTAGCGCTGCTGCTGAACCGGGGCACCAATGTGGAGGCGGGGTTGCATCGCACCGATCACATGCGGGACCAGCAGGCTGATGATCACCGCTGCACCCATGCCCCAGGCCAGGCGATGCTCCACCTGCCGCAGCCGGCTGAAGACGTTGTTGATGTCGTCGCGGCGCTCGCCAATGCTGATCAGCAGCGCCTCGACCTTGCCTTCTAGGGATCCGAGCTTGTGGTAGATGTCCCCATGCGATACGTCATCTGGCGCCGGCATCGTATGCGGTCATCTCATCTGTCTAGCCTAGCGACCCTGCCCGCGCAGCTTTTTGCGGCCACGGCGTCGCGGCCTGGACCGCTGCCCTTGCCCTTGGCTGGTTGTCTTGGGGACAGGATCCTTGCGGACGGTGCCGCTTAGACCAGCTTTTGCTTTTACTGCCACGGGACGCCAGCTTCAACGGTCGGAAACTGCTGGTCTACGATCCGTGCGGCGAGCGCTTTCTCGATCTCGGTGACCTTATCGGGGCCAAACTTGTCCTTGACCCAGCCAACCACTTGCTCCTGCGTCAGCTCATCAAACGGGATCAGGTTGCCCTCAGGACGCTCCAGACCCATGGAGCCATAGGCACCGGAGTTGTAGGGATTGCCTTCGGGGTCAACGTCATCAGAGATGCCCACCACCGTCCAGTGCGCGGTAAAGACGTAACCGTCCGAAACCTCGCGTTCTAGGTTGGC